CTTAATACAAATGACTCATTTAAAAATTCAACAAGTCGTAGCAAGAGTAGTTCCTGATGGTGTATTTATAGATGCTGACGGATTAAACGAAGTTGATTTAGGAACAGGCAACGCTTATAATCCAGAGGATGCCTTAAGACTGTACTTCCAAACAGGTAGTGTTGTTGGTAGAAGTTACACTCAAGACGGAGAGTTTAACAATGCAAGAATACCTATTTCTCAACTTACTTCTAACAGCGGGCAAAGTAAAATGCAAATGCTTATAGGAAATTATAATCATTACTTAGATATGATTAGGCAAGTAACAGGATTAAATGAAGCAAGGGATGGTTCTACACCTGATCCTAACTCTTTAGTTGGTGTTCAAAAACTAGCAGCGTTAAATTCTAATACCGCTACTAGACATATATTACAAGGTAGTTTGTATATAACTAAAACTTTAGCTGAGGCTTTAGCTATAAGAACTGCTGATATTTTACAATACTCTGATTTTAAAGATGAGTTCGCAATGCAAATTGGTAAATATAATGTAGCTATTATAGAAGAAATTAAAAATTTATACCTGCATGATTTTGGAATATTTATTGAAATGTCTCCAGATGAAGAAGAAAAAGCTATGTTAGAAGCAAATATACAAATGGCTTTATCTCAAAAAGATATTAGCTTAGAAGATGCAATTGACATAAGAGAGATTCATAATTTAAAAATGGCGAATCAATTATTAAAAGTCAAAAGAAAAGCGAAGCAAGACGCAGAACAGCAACAGCAAATGCAACAACAACAAATGCAAGCTCAAATGCAAATGCAACAACAACAAGCTGTAGCTCAAGCTGAAATGCAAAAAGTTCAAATGGAGATGGAAGGTAAGATGCAGTTAAAACAAGCTGAGATAGGTTTCGAAATAGAAAAAATGAAAAACGAAGCTACTCTCAAGTCTCAGTTAATGGCTGAAGAGTTCCAATACAATATGCAAATAAAAGGCATGGAACAAAGCAATATGGATGCAAGAGAGCAAAACAGAGAGAAAGCAAAAGACAGAAGGATAAATCAACAATCTTCAAATCAATCTAGAATGATTGAGCAAAGAAAAAGAAACACTCCTTCTATAAATTTTGAGTCTAACGAGGACAGTTTAGATGGATTTGATTTAGCTGAATTCGACCCTCGATAGCTTAAATTTATATTAAATTAAGTATTAACTTTGTAAAAAATTAAATAAAATGGAATTAAAAGTAAAAGAAGTGGTTTGGTAAAGAGATTTGAAGAGAAATATAAGCATAAAATAACGGACGATAAATTTATTAGTAAAAATATTATTAAACAAAAA